CTCACTCGGATTCTTCCCGACGCTCACCCGAAGCGGGTAGAGCGCGGGGCTGCTGCTGAAAAAGCTCAGTCGGAAGCCGATCAAGCATCCCTTGCAACACCTCTCGCTGCCGTGCCTGACGTGATAACCCAGGAACATACTCACCCGATGGCGAGGGCATTCGCGCTGCTGCCTTGCGCCCATCGGGTAGCGTTACCTCTAACAGCTCACCGGGTTGCGGTGGGGTATCGGCCTGGTCTTTGCCCAATCGCTCTAAATCCCTACTGCTCAGTGTTCTCACAAAACACTTACAGCCCCACGCCATCTGTCCGCCAAAGATGGGCGGGTAATGATTGCGCCAAAACGGATGGTCAGCCGGGAACACCTTGCCATCCAGCGCCAAGTGATGAGGCCTGGGGCTGCGACTATCGCCGTGAACCCACATCCTATAAGGGCGATTGCGGATCACATCCGGATCGTCTTGCTGTTCACGACGTCCAGCGCTGTAGGCGGTCCGTAGATTGGTCGAATAAATAGTTTTAGCCCTCCAATCGCGATCTCCGCGATGGTCCCAACCCTGGTGCGCCACAATTTCATTGAAGTCATCCTTGAATTGTTGCAGCGATCGCCCCTCACTGATGGACTTCTCCACGGCCCGCCGTAAATCAGCCAGCAAACTTGCTTTTGTCGCACCAGCTACGCTGAATGCCCAATCGTGTTCCTGTGCTTCCATGTCACGCCAGGACTGAGTAGGGAAGTTGATGAGCTTACCCGTGAAGTACGAGATCGCTTCTTTGAACGGCAGCTTAGCCCACTTAAACATACAGCACCCCAGGCAGTTGCTCCTGCGACTCATACCGACCCGCTAACTCACTCGCAATCAACGCTTGGCTCATAATCTCGCTAAACTCCGCTGCTGGCAGCTCTGGGTAAAGTCCATATAACCTATCGGCAAACTCCTGTAGATCTCCACTACCTTCTAGCTCCTCAGCAATTCGCCCAAGCCAACCTTCCAACACAGGCCCCAGAGCTGATCGCAACTGCTCGGCGTAGAAATCAACCGTATCCCGGTCATCCTCCGGCTCTTTGAACTCAACCGGAGGCGACTGAGTAGGCGCAGGTTGACCCGGTACTGGCGCAGGCTTCAACGTAGCGGCTACTGGCTCAGACTTCCTTCGCCAACCCTCGCCAAACCTTTCTTGTACATCTTGCTCACTGGGTTCAAACCCAATCTGATAAAGCTTTGTCCAAGTGTCTGCCGTCTGCGCCAGGTCTTCTCCTTCTGGCAACCTGCGCCACACCTGGGGGATGGCCACATCCTCACCCAACACCGAGCGGTTGTACTCAATCAACCAGGTAATGGGCTGACGGGTCATGCTCAGGCAGAGCTGGTCTGCATCACTCTTAATCACCTCATCCCGCACAGACATAAGGTTGTCGCCCTTGTATTGGCCGCCCGACCCCTCCGTCGAAAAATGCTGACTCAAAATAATCTTGGCAATGGCCTCATCCATTGTCTGTACCAACTGTGAATAATCGGCTGTACCCCCTCTAGTCGCCTCCAGAAGCTCGATTGTTAGCCCTTCAGGTATTCTTACTGCGGAATCGCTTTCTAGCGCCTCTGCAGCCCGTAAAAGCTTATCTTGGTCTTCGGTCGATGTGCCGGGGGGATACTTGGCAATTCGCGAGGGTACCCCAAACTTGTTCAAAAATCGTAGCCACGCCTGCATTCCACCGCGCTTAAAGTACACAGGCCAATACAGGTAGTGCCCTAACCCCAATCCACCTGGGTGGTCATCGTTATCGCCGCCAAAACTGAATAGCCAAAACTTGCGATCGGGCAGCAACTCCCCTTCCCAGTTATTCTGCACCGTCAGCAGCCGTAGCCGCCCCTCCGTGTCAAAGTCAAACCGCCGCGCTTTCTTGGCCTTGATCCCCTGGCGCAAGTCATCAAAGACGATATAGTTGCCATCCTTGGCCCACATGACTTCGCCGACAGCATAGCCAAACATTACGCCGTAATGCATCTTAGCCGTCAGGTCGTCGAACTCTAGGCCCGTCAGCAGCATTTCTTGGACAAATTCAACAGCCTTCTGGTCTTGAGCGGTGGGGGCCATAAACCGACGTTTACCGGGTTGCACCTCCCAGTCTGCCGCCACTACCGACAACCTACGCTGCTGCAAGCAACTCGCCACCTGGTCATCCCTTAGCAGCTCCTCATAGGCCAGCAAGTTACCACCGCCACGATTCAGCAGCACACTATCCTGAGTTCGCATCAACGGCCCCATCCAGGGCTGAGTGATATCGCGCCCATCATTTGAGGTCGCAATCTCGTTAAACACTGGCCTATCTGCCATCTACTGAAATCCCCCGAACTCTAATCCCGCTACGGCAACCTCACGCCCCATTCCAGCGAACCCCTTCAGTCCTGGTCCGCGCTCTGGCACACTCCGAAACTCAATCGGTGCAGCCGCATTCAGCGTGGCATACCAGGCCATCAACCCCGCGATCGCACCGTCACCATGTCGCGGTTTGCCATCGGTGCCCTTATTCTTGCCGTCTGGGATAGCAGGCACACCCCGGATCACCTGCACCTGGCGATGATCATCCTTCCAATCGCTACTAGGTGGTAGCTGTAAGCGATCATCCTCCATCCCGGCTTTATACTTGGGCCAGTTCTCGGCATACCACTGTACACTGGCCTTGACCATGTGGATTAGGGTTGCGCCATAGCGTTGCATCGCCACCTCGGCCAGATACTGCCCATTACCCCGTGCATCCATCGCCCCGCCACAAAAGCGAGGGAAGCGATCCACTAGCCAGAATAAAATCTGTCGCTGCTGTTCAAAGGGTACATTCCGCATCTCCAGGGCAAAGGGGGCACGGCGCGTCAGGTTAGGCAACTCCTGCAACGGTAGTAGGCAGCTCAAGTCACCATCACGGCCAAAGTCCATCCCGTAGTAGGTTTTCAGGTTCAGGTCAAGGCGCTCTAGTAACGGCTGTAGCTCGCGGTCCATCCAGCCTTGAATCTGGTCGTAGCGCTCTTGTTCTGGACGCACAGCGAACTCATCTTTCAGGGTCAGCTTGATAACTGGTGCGTCCGATTCGGCCATGCAGCGATCGAGCAGCACACTGGGGAAGTAGCTACCCCCACTAAAGCGCGGGATGCAGAATAGCTCTTCATCCGCACCGTCCCCGTAGAAGTCAATCAACTCATTACGCCAAGCCGTCTCAGCCTGGGGTGTCCACTCTTGGCCTAGCTTCAAGCAAATGCGCTGATAAAGGCCCTCTGTCAAAGCATCGTCCAGCGTAGTTTTCTGCAGGTAGTAGGGCTTTTTGCCCGATCGGATCTCTTCACATAATTCATTGAACTGGGAGTCTACACCATTGTGGGAGCTAATCACCCACACCTCACCGCCCCACATTAACAGCGCCAAGGCTGCTTTGAGGATTTCATCTAACTTGTCGTGGAACGCAGCCTCATCAATCACCACCAACCCTTGCTTGCCTCGTAGGTTGGTTGGGCGGCTCGATAATGCTGTGATGCGATGGCCGCTAGCAAAGTGAATGACGTAGCTCAGGATGTCTTTGTCTTCGTCCTTGAAGACCTCTTGTTCAACCGCCACTTTGGTGACGAGGTTATATTCTTTGGCCCAGAATCCGCAGTCCTGAATGAACTCTAGGGCCATGTCTTTGTTGTAGCCAATGTAGAAAACATTCATTCCTCGAATTTTTGAGGTCTTCTGGGCCGCTGCCCGCACCGCTGCGATCGAGGCTGCTGACCAAGACGCACCAATCCGGCGCGACTTTTCCCACACCTTCACACGGTTTGTAACCGCGAAGAAGCGTTGGGCAAAGGGCAGCAGGATGGCGGTGGGGGCAGTTGCAGACATCAGGCCGCTGCTGACTTGCTAGATTGCGCCTGCATTTGCCCAGGCAGATCGTTGCCAAGCTCAATCACCGAGCTGATTTTGATCTCAGTCGAGTCAAACCCAACTACCGTATCAAACCCAATTGAGCCATGGGCATTCGCTGCCGCCTCATACTCATCGCCGCCCTCCAGCACAACTTCAAAATCGGCTGGAATACGTCCAATAATTTTGTAGTAAGCCATGAAAAACTCCCAGTTAGATTAACGTTACAATCGACTTCAATCTCCGCCAGTCCAGGGCTGCATTCGCATTCCCAAGCTGAACGGTTGCCGAAAGGGTCAGAGCTTGCGTCAGGCCAAACGCAACTGGCCCATTCGACGATATGACAGCCTCACGCTGCCCTGCTGCGCCCAGGTCGCCCAGGCCGGTCGTCGCACCGCCCGGTACCCCAATCAAAATCAGGCCGGAGAGGTAAGCGCTAAGGCTAGTCCCCACGGCACAAAAACTCAGGTCCATTTGCCACGGTCTACGGCTCACACTTGAGGTTATGTTGCCAGTTGAATCGTTGTAAATGATGGTCCCATTGGCCTTAATCCGCACTGTAGCAACCTGATTCGCAGCCGTGTTATTCAGCAGGTCTCCCATCAGCTTCACACCCAGCGATCGCTCAGTTCCGAGCAAACCAGCCGCGATTGTGTAGCTAAAAATCTCAGTCTCAACATTGGTACTCACAACCGTAGTCGTAGTGGTGCTGCGGGCCAAGATGGGGGAGAGATCTTCTAGCTTCAAGCCACTAGCTGGACGCCAAGCTGCACCATCCGAAACCAACAGCGCTCCAGTTTCACCAAAGTAGTTATTGCAATACACAACGCCACCCAGATAATTAGCCGCCGCAGGCAGCGCCGCCACTGGGAGACTGAGTGGGTAGATGGGGGCAACAAAGCGATTAGACATCGATTGACTCCGCTACCCCCTGGAAATCAATGCTCGCAGCGATCCAGCCGCCGGAGCGGGTACAACCACCAATTCAATAACGTTGGTCGATGACCGCCTCACCTCGCAATCCACCGTGTCAAAATTACCTGAGTTCCGGTACACCTCAACGCGGACGTCTCGCGTTCCCAAGTTGTGGGTAACCGAATACAGGGTACTCGTGCCATCCCCAATGTTTTGAGCAAAGTAGCGCACTGCATAGATGGAGCTGGCTAACTTTTGCGGGGTCACGAACCGGGAGGTATCCACCCCTGCATCGGTTTCAGCCTGGGTAGCAATCTCAGCAATTCCCTGGCTGGTTTCAGTTGCCGGACCTGCAGCCGTCCCAAACGGCAACCATGCCACACTATCCGTACCGAGTGTGAAATTCACACTCGTCTGCCGAAATGACTGACCACTACTGGCACCTTCTTCAACGCTTACAACTGCCGCCTCTAACTCGGCCGCAGTATTTGCATCCAGAGATCGTGTCATCGCAACCGCAGCACCATTCCAGATATAAATTCCATTCTCGGCAGCAGCAGTCTGATCCTTAACTAACACCCGATCTCCCAGCACCATAGAAGAGGTAAAAATGACGGCACCAGGGGCAGCTAGGTTGAGGTTCGCTACAGTTGCGACTCGAACCGAGTCCTTATGGGCTAAGCCTTCGATTGCACTATTCAAGTCAGCTAAACGAACGGGTTCGTCATTGGCTAAGGGAATCGGCAACCCAGTAATTCGGTTGCCGTTCATGGCGTGATCTATATAGATTTGTCTTGGCACTGGATTTAGCTCCTAAAAATCAATTACAACGAACCAATCCAGCCAAAGGCTGATTGGCTAAAATCTGTACCTGGTTGAGGCTGACATGCAAAATCTCAACCCCAGTGGAAATGTCCATGCCGCCCAGATCAGAGACTTCAACGTTAGGGCGAAACCCCAAGTTGTGATTCACAACCCAGGTGGTCGCAGTTGTGCTCTGAGTGTGGGTGTAACTCAACCCCGCTGGACCAGGCGGCCCCTGTAGCCCGACATCGGCAAGTTCAACTTCAACTTGCTCCATCGTCACTTCAATTCGGGCAATTTTCGGGCTAAACAACGCGAGTCACCCTCTGGCTCAGGATTAAATTAATTTTGGGGGTGTAAATCACCTCACCACTGGCGCTCTCTATGCGGATGTCGTAGCAATAACCAGCACGAGCCGAAATTAATGATTGACTCAGCTCGGCACTAATCACCACCAGAATCAGCCCAGGCACCCCAGTTTTGGGGTTAACCTGCAGCTCCGCATCCAGGGGCACCATAAAATCTCCATTCCCGTGATCATCGCGGAGCTGACTGGTAATCGTCTGCCCCGTCAAGTCCCATGGTGTCAGATGGGCGATTTTAATTGTGGCCCCCGCGATCGCGCGGATAGTATTAGCCGATGCCACCGACCGATACCTTTTCCTTAAACGCCTTACCTGCCGAGAATGCGGCTACGGTCGTTGCCGGGATCTGTATCTCCTCACCTGTCTTAGGATTGCGGCCCACACGCGCCTGACGTTTACGTGGCTCAAACGTCCCAAAACCTACCAGTGCCACTCGTTCACCAGTAGCAACTGCCTCCATGATCTGGGCGATCGTGGCATTCAGAACCTCTTCAATATTTTTTTTCCTGAACTGGGGCAGTTCGCCACTAATTCGTTCTACCAACTCTTCTTTGTTCATCGTTTCACTCCTAATTGAACACTTCACGCCGCAATTCCCAGCACTCGGCCAAGAATTAAATCAACCGCCTCATCCGCCAGCCCTGCTTGACGTACCGTCTTCTCAATATCCTGCGCGGCCAGAGCAGCTCGCTCTTTTACCTTCTGCTGGTAATCTTTGAGTGCAATCCCCGTGCGGGCGGTCAGGTTATGCGACTTCGCCAGCGCCTCCAAATCCTTCGGGGTCAGGTCTTCTTCTTTGCTGGTGATCGTCTGGTAAATCTCGTTTTGGAGCAACTTGGTCAAGCCCAGGTCCATCAACCCCTCTGCATCCGGCATGGCATTGGCAACCGCCTTCGCCACCTCTGCAGCCTCCTCCATGCGTTTGAGTGTCTTCTTAAAGCTACTGCTAAAGCGTTGCACCTGCGAGTAGCTAATATCCTTGCCCTTATCATCCCGCAACCAATCCACGACCTGATTGAGGCTGGCAAAGCGATTATCAATCAATCGCTGGCGCAACTCAGCCAGCAGATCTTCATCCCAGCGCTCAATCTCAGGTAATGGCGGCATGGTTAGTGGCCCACTCCCAAACGGATTCCTGGCGGGCAGCTCTGCGCGCCTTGGGCTACGTCAGTGCCCATAGAGGTAATCGTCGCCCACCACTGGCTTCTGTCACTGCGGTCTACCCCAATCAGGCCCTTATCCTCCAGGTAGTTCAGGCAAATCCGGACCTGCGATGGCTCTAGATATAGCTCGGTTTTATCCAGGGCCAGGTCAATCGATCGCTCACTCCAACCCTTATCGCTGACAACTAGCATCGCCAGGATGCAACCGCGTGCAACCTCATGCTCGTTTAAGGTTGGGGGGCTACCGTCTAAGTACAGTCCCACCGGACACTCAATCGTTCGTTCCAGTACGTCCAACCCATCCGCCGAAATCCGGGCAGCCCAGGTATCTTTGTCTAGGTTCACGAGGTTCTTACCCGCCAAATATCGCAGTGTTGCCCGCACATCCTCATGCGTACAGTCAAATCGGGCTTTCAGTAAGCCAGCCCCAATTAGACGCAACGCGATTGGATCAGGACTAGACTGCAATAGCTCCAGCACCTTGCCGCGCATTTCTTCGCGTCTCACCTGTTGTAAATCCAAGCTATTCATCATCGTCATCCTGGCTGGCGAGGCAGTCCCTGAGAGTAATAAACCGTTTTTCAATCAACGCTACAAAGCGACCAAACTCTTCCTTGCTAAGGTTCTGGGTGCGGATAGCGTGAAACTCCTTTTCCATCGCCTTAATGCGCCGATCAATCGACTCCAGATATTTCTGCAGCAGAAAAACGGTGAACCCTGCCAAGCCAGTTCCTACCAAAAACGCAAAGACGCCTTCTAGCAGATTACCCATCAGCACCCCAGCCGCCTTCAGGCACCAACTGAGTTTCTAGCTCTACCACATAGCTAATGGCGGCTTTGTTGACGCACACATAGGGCATTGCTAAGCTATCGCTGCCTCGCTCGGCTGCAATCAGCGGCAAAAACGAATGCTCAGAATTCAACACATCCGATAGCCGGCTATCAAATCTATCTGCAGACCCGCAATACACCAGCCCTCTCAAGACCGTATGGTCTATCAGGTGCACCTCAGCCTTGGTCATCGTTAAGTCACTCACGTCGCCACTCCTAAGCAATAAAGTCTTTCAAGTCGCGATCTCGGTTCAGCCAACCCGCTAAAAATACCTGCTGATCGGGCTTTTGTTTGACACGCTGATAGCGATAGGCAATCCGGGCATCACACAGTTTAATTGCAGTCTGCAGAGTATTAGCCTTACTAATTGCAGCTTTCGTCACTGGACCAAACAATCCATCGGGTTTCAGACCCAGCACCTCTTGCAAAAAGCTCACCGCGCCCCCAACGCCAAAATTAACCGCCGTATCAAACATGGCTATAGCAAGGGGCTGTACCATACCATCACAGCCCGCTGGCGTCCAATACAGGCGCTGATAAATCGCCTCAACCTCAGATTTTGTGATCGTAAAAACATCCTTAGACGCAGCCATGCTGGGCTTGCGGTACTGATCATAGGTTACTTGGGTAATCCCAAAATTCGTACGCCCACCTGGGTCGAGGGGATGATCTACCGCTCCCCCTTCCCACTTCAACACGAACCTCAAAGCCATCTGAAAGGGGTTATCTGTGGCGGTCGCTAGCACATCACCGGGGATGACCGTCGTGGGAAAGATAAATTTGTGGTTAGCCTGATAGCGCCGATCTTGCTTAATCAGGGTCATGAATTCTTTGTGGCCGCGTCGGGTACGGCCAACCAAACACCCTGCACTGGCGTAGCCAATCGAGTTCACAGGCATGTCATAGCCGTAATGTTGGTTAATCCCGAATAGTCCGGTATCCAGCTTGTCATTCGTACGGGCAAAGTCTTGATTAAAATCCCGATGCACTGTCACAGGTGCCACCTGTACCAGGGCTTCATGGGGTTCCGAATTGCCATGAATTCCCACCTGCCACGCCGTATGCTGCCCAAACTGGATACGGGCTGCTCCGCCAGGGTTCATGGGATTGTAAGTATAGTGGGATCCCGGCTCTGTAGTGCCGTCCCAGTTGCCAATAATCACAGGTTGCTTATTCAGCACCTGCCAGACAATTCGGCGATCGTTAAAATGATCGGGGTCATCCCGGTTGGGGGTACCGTCAATGCTAGCACCCTCGATATAGCAGATATTGCGAAGGCCACTGCCCTCTGCAATCTGATAACCCTTTTGTTGGTGGTAGCGATAAATCCGCTCAGCTAAGGTGCTCATAACTTAGTCGGTGTTTTTGAGCAAGAGATTGCGCTAGTTCATAGGCGTCAACTGCGGCTAGCTCTGGGTGAGGAGCCGTGAGATAACTTGACAGGCTAGAGTCTCTCACCTCACCCACGACCAGAGCTTTCAATACCAACCCCGCCTCAAGTAGCTCGTCAGCCGAGGCCCCTGGATTTTTCAAAATCGCTGGCATCTTCAGGGCATACGCCTGCCAGAATTTCCACGCGATCGCAGTTGCTTTCTGCAAGGCCACCTCTTCAGGCAGCCTCAGAAACCTACGGAAATACAAAAAAACACCCACCATTACGAGGGCGGTTAGCGCAGCCGTTGCAATGATGGGCAGTAGGTCTCGCATTTTGGTCTAAGGAGTCGTGCAGTCGCTTCGGATTTGCACTGGGTTGACTTTATCTTCAGGCTCAATTACCTGCTAGGCAAAGCTTGAATCTTTCAGGCCGCTAGCCAGCGCGTTAACCGTGCGAATCGAAACACCCCACTTTTTGACAATATCAACCCGGCTATAACCAGCTTTCAATTCTTCTACAATTTTGCGCCTACGGATGGCGTTGAGCAGGCGGACCCCGTTCGGCACTTGCAGCCAGCATCGTCCGAAGTATGCAGACAGCGCCGATGCTGCCTCAATGCCCAGGGCAATGGCAATTCCATGATTAGGGGCAATACTGCCCGGTATATAAATTCGCTGCCCTGGGAACGATTGCACCAACAGCACAGTCTTTTCTAACCCAATCAATGCAACTAACTCTTTCAAGCCTGACGATAAATCGTCTTCGCACAAATCCGAAAAATCAACACTTTCCATATCAAAACTCCTGGAATTCCAAAAGGGGCAACTGTCCGCAGATCTCCTGCCGCTGGCGACTCGGCATCGAATCAACGATCACATGAATGTATTTCTCCAACTCACCACACTTTTGCTCTAGCGCTGCGATGCGATCGTTGCTTTGGTGCAGATGCTTCTGTTCTCGCAGCCATTGCGTCAACCGACGAAACGCATCTTCAGTATTCAGATCATCTAGCCGATTCCCTAACCCCGTAGCCCGCAGCCAGGCTCTAAGCTGTGGATGATCTCGTGTCCATCCTAAATTCCGTAGCTCAGCTTGCAGCTCGGAAATTACGTCAGACAGATCAATCACAGCCTCAACAGCAGATAGGTTTTTAGCCAAGGCTTGTAGTTGAGGCTCGCTTAACTTGGCAAAGTCATAAACGGGTGGATCAAGCCGCCTCATCCATGCGGCAATCCGAGGGTGTTTGGGTTGCCAGTTCAAGCGCTTTAACTCAGCCTGAACAGCGGATAAGGCGCTAGTGGTTTGCATGCCGCTTCTCTAACTCCTTGTCTCGCCAGGTCTCTAGTGCCTGAATCACCTCCGCCATCTGCTTGTGGGTGCAAGCAGCCAACGGGTCTACTCCGGGTAGAATCCTCATTCGTTTCTCTAACTTATTGCGGACAAACGTACGAAGTGCCTCGTGGGAACCATCCCGAACAATCCCTAAGCGATACAGCTCAATCCAGGCTGCCACGGCCCGATGTCTGGGTTGTTTCTTTTCGGCTGGCAGGTGCCGTGACATCGGGCTTTTTGACCCCTGCCCATTAGCACCAGGTCCCGGCTTAAATCCGTGGTCAATGAACCAGTGGTACACGGCATTGAGCTGGCAAGCATCCATCTCTTTGCAGGATTCCTGCCCAGTCAAACTTGACAGCAGGGCGCGGTAGTCCTCTTCGCCGACACCAAGTTGCTTCTTGGCAATGTGGATTAGTTTAATGAGCCGAGCACGCTCGCTGGCCGGAAAGGTTTGTTGTTTCAAGTTTAAGGACATTATCGTTTGCCGTCCTCCCAAATCGCATCGATCATCGCCTTCGCCTTAGCCGCCGCTTCCTCGATCGAGAGGTAGCCGCCCACACTAATCAAAAAGGGACGGTGCCCATCTCGCACAATTCGATACCAAAAGGTAGCTTGCTTGCAAAAAACGATGTAGATGTAGTCTCGATACTCCACGGGTTTCGTCTGGACGCTAATTTTCTCTAGGGTCATTGTTCAACCTCGAAACGGCCTGAGTGGACATTCGTTGCACTGTTCCGAGTCAAGAATTGAACACACGCCATCGGCATCCATGCGGCAGTTATCAATCGCATGATCAACCTCGTCGTTGTCGTCCGCATCTCTAGGTCGCCCAGGATCGCAAGGGCCATCCAAAACGATCCGACGCTTGGCTTGTTTGGGTGGGGCAGCCTCGCCTGCTGGTTCAAACCCCCACTTTTTCTTGCAAAGCGCCCGGTACGAGTTTTGCTGCAGAAAATATTGTTCATAGACCCACAAAACATGCTCTTCTAGCTGTTCGCGGGTTGCATCCTTGGCGATTCGCTGTAGGGTGCAGATGTGAAATTGTTGCTCCAATGTAAGATTGCTTTCCATCAAAACCGCTCCAGTGGAATTAACCGAAACACATCACCAATCTCCGAAAACGTTTCAGCAAAAAGTGTCAACTCACGCCCCTGATAAACCAGCACCATCGGACGGGCAAACCCGATGGTCGTGTGAATAAAGCAGCGATCGCACTGCCTCAGTCGCTTCATCCAATCGGTATCGGTTTGGGCTGGGAACAACCCTAGATACTGACCCTGCGGGTTCTTTTCGCCTTCAAACAATAGTTTTTCAGCCCAATAATCACTATCGCGTCCTGGCCAGCACAATACTGACCCGCCCCAGCTCGCGTAGGGGTCATCAGGTTGCAGCTCATACCCATTGGGGAAAAACAACGCTAGGCTATCGCGTAGCAATGGGGGCATAACTCGCTCTAGCTTTGACGGCTTTGGAGGCTCTTCTCCATACCCCATCAGTCGCACCACCTTAGCCGTGTGTTGCCCCGTCAGCTTACCGTCTGGGGCGCTCTCTACAACCACGCTCCAAACTTTTGGGCGTTCAGCTTCAGGCACCTTCGCCAGGGGCCTCAAGTGCGCCTCTGGAATTTGGCCGATGTCGCCAGATGGCGACAGTTGTTGTTCCATCTCAGCTGCCGCCAATTGTCGGTATAAATAGCTCTGGTGTTGCTCAAATTCTGCGTTAACGCACTCGCGCCAACTGGTGTAGCCTAGTGCCTTCCAACCCTCGCGATCGCGCAGCTCCAATAGCTGACTTCGCACATTGTTGACGGCCTGCTTAATCCACCTGATTGCTGAACGAGCTTCTTCTGCGCCCATCGGCTGCAGCAAGTCAACCTCTACCACCTTGCAGGTCATAACAGGTTGTGCTGTCTCGGCAATAATTTTACAGCCCGTGTGCAATTTTAGGTATTTATCGCCGACATGCATTACGGTGCCCGTCAGCTCCTTGCCGTCTGTATCTAAGCCTGCAACGATAGTGCCTTCATTAATTTCAATTTGCATCGCCCATCTCCCCTGGAATCAGCTCGTTTTCTATCAGCCATTGGGTTGAGGCAAACGGCTCTTGTTTTTCATCGGAGTTTTGCGACATTACGGTAATGTTTAGCGAATGCCCACTCAGCTGGCCGCAATTATTAAATGTCAGCGAGGCATACCCGATATCCATGCTGTCCATCAATTCCACTAAGTTGCCCAGAATGTCTTCTAATACAATGCTCTTCATTACCTAGACCTCAGTTTTTTGAACAAAACAATCTCGCAATTTATCAGCCGCCGCCGATAGTTCGGCCCGCTGCTCGTTGATGCGATCGGCATATTGCTTCAGCACGATCGCCACCCAAGGCTGAGCATCCAGCCTGCCTTCTGCGGCCTGGGCTGTCTGGAACAGGGCCAGCTCAACCCGATGCAACTCTCTGTAAGCAGCCCGGATTGCAGCCCTGGCGTCTTGAACCAACTCCGGCCTAATTTCGTCCTGCATGGCCCTGCTCCAAAAGAAATAATGTCAATGCCTCGGTCAGCACCCGCGCTTCGCCCCAGTCAGGATGTGCGTCTAGGAACTTCTGCACCAGCAAATGCAATGGCTCAGGGATTTCAACAATCTTGCTAATCAATACTGGCTGGGTGTAGTCGTGCAGCTCAACGTCCGGTACCTGTGGGCCACAGTCTAGCGGCAGCGTCATTTGCCCAGCCAGAATCGGGATCGCTACCCGCTTTAGCTTGCCAATCCGAGCGAGCGACGATACCGCTCGCGAATGCAGCGCTCCACAGACTTCTTCCACCTCTCCCACCGAGCCAGCCCACCAGTAGCCGTGATACGAGCTACTACAGATCGGCCAGCCTTCTAGGCACAAAACCTTAACGATTTCGCGCAGGTTACGCTCAGCATTGATATTCGATCGCTGATTGGTCACAATTTCAACAATCTCAGGCGCTTTGAGGGCGCTTTCGCGCCCAACCTGATTGCGGAGTAGTTCGATCACAGCACCAGGGGTCAGCATTTGGAGTTACCACCTTTGAGGGATAGGTGTACTGGGCGGTACTGGAGGTAGCGCAGGTGGGGGGGGCAAGATCGCGGGGGGCTTTGGCTTGCAGCAGGGCTGGGGTATGGTGCAAACCCGAAACGCCTTCGTCCCCTCATAGGTCGTCACCTTAACCGGGCTACCAAGTTTCAGGCCAAACTTATTCAGAGTTTTCAGCATCACCGGGTACTGCTGGCCGTTATCGAGCATGATTCCATCAACACCAATGTCCACAATCGTCCCCTCGTAGACGGACTTCACGGGCGGATTTTGGGTCTTGGTCTGGGCAATCACACTGCCAGCCACCAGGGGTAGGGTTAACAGGCTTGAGACAAGGGCTTTACTGAGCATTTTTCTTTCTCCGTTGTGAAATGTAGGAAATCGCAGCGAACACCGCCAAGCCAATCGCCATCGGTGGCGCAGGCACGGGTTTTACTGGGTCGATAGGATCTGAAGGTGAATCAGTAGGAGGCACTGGGTTGTCAGCAGGAGGATTAACTGGGTCAGGTGGAGCTGCAGGCATCTCCGGGGGTAGCTCTGGATTTTGGCTAGGGAAATTAGGGTCATCAGAAACAGGAGTAGGAGCGCCGTCAGCAGAGGAATTAGGGGATGATTCAGGGGTGCCATTTGTGGGTTCAGGAATAGAAGAGTCTACGGAATCGGATGAGTCCCCGCCACCAAACAGCGCGGCTGCTAGGCCCCCTAAAACGGGGATACTTGCCAGTGCAGGCAACACACCCGTAGCCTTTTTAGGAGCTGGGGGAATCGCGCCTTGAGGCTCTGGCGGCTGAATCAATTCGCACTGCACCGTCACGCCATCGCAGGGCTTGCAATCCGCCTCCTGCGCCAGCGTTGGCTGCGCAAGCAGCACCACCATCAAGCCAGCTATTAAGTTTTTGCCGCCCAGCATCCCCATGCCTTTTAACATTTCGCGCATCCTTTCGCGCGCCGATAACGCCTCTGGCGAATTAGGGTCATAGTCAGCATTGTTCTGTTCCTCACGGGAATCGCTAACCGCTTGAGCATCGGCGGTGCGCTTCTCTAAGTAGGCGTTGTACGCAAACCACTGCAACATGCAATCTTCTTCTCGCTCTTCGCTGTATTTAGCTTTGTTAATCCACTGGATTGCTTGCCAGCGTTCTATCTCCGCTGTTTCTTTGTTCAAGACGGTGGGCAGATAGTGACGGGCAATCCAATCCACAAAGCCTTGATTAAAGTCAAAGGCTCGGCTACTGGCCTGCCAAGGAAATCGGGCTTGACTAAATCGGCGCTCAAAATCGTTAAGAGTCATACTTCACCTTGAATTTTTTTTCCAATTCTTCGAGTTGCTCACGCACACAGGTCAACCGGGATTCCAGCTCATCTGCATGGCGTCGTAACCAACGACAGTGCAGTCTAATCAAGAGATCAGGCTGAGATCGCCTTAACTCAGACGGTGTATCCGAAACTGGGCTAGCAGCAGCTTGCTGCCCGACTCGAATGTTGTGCGCCTTGATCCGGTTATTCAGCTCAGTCCTGAATTCTGGATTTCTGCCCAGCCAGCGACCGCTGATGCCAGATGCGCATGCCCAATCTCGTTGGGTGATCGGAGCATTAGACCGCAGGAGTTCCTGCAGCGCAAATTCTGCATCGTGGAAAAGCTGCGCCCTAGAGCGTCGCTCTCTACCCTCTGTCTTTGCGGGTCTGATCTGCCTCGGCTTCCTTGTCTCATTCAGGTGCAGGCTGGGCCGACCGGGCTTCTTTTTATGATCAGACGGCTTATCCAGGCCACTCACCACTACGGATAAGTAGCGCTGTGCAACCGCTTCGCCTTCAGTTTCCAACAAGTTCTGATACTGATACCGCACAGTAGGGCTGGATAACGGGTCAATGGTTTCCATTACATCTCCCCCGCCAACCCAAACTCGAACACGCCAGATTCGCTAAATTCCTGTACTCGTTTGAACTGTTCCTCGTTCAGAAAGCGCACATCGTCGACCGATGCGACGTAATAAACCGTTTCGCCATCTCGCTGCCGAGAAAATAGGCGAATACTGATCTGCATGGACTCGTTGGCGATACCACTGGCTTGATTGCCAAGCAGGTGGCAAAACAGGTTAACCGCTGAGTCTTTTTTTAGCGACAGCACCGATGCACAGTTATTGACGTCTACAAACGCCAGGTCAAACCAACTCTGGCGCGGAAAGCCCCAGCGCTCTTCAATCGGCGACCAACGAAAGTCAAAAGGAATCACCTGTAGGGCATTACCTAAGTTTTCTGAGCCGCTAAAAAATGCACCATTGGCGGCATCAATGCGGTATTGACGGGGGAATCCAGCCCAGACAACGGTATCTTGGGGCTTAACCTTGGCCCAGTCGGGCACGTCTTTTAACAGATATTTCATGGCTTCTTTCTCCAGTCGGTAGGGTTTTAATAAGCGGAGGTGGTGGATATTTGGCGAATTGCGCCCACCAAGCAGTAGCGGTGTGATATTCCCAGCAGCGCTGGGAATAGGTGTCGAGCCACTCTTGAGGCTCTTCGCCGCACAGATCGCACAGTTCAACGTCAACGGACATGTTCAACCCCCGCTACTTTCAAGGTCCTGCTGGGCAAGACGGGCAACGACAAGCTCTTCAGGCTGGTGGGTCGCTGCGTTACCTGTAGCCGAATTCGCCCATCAATGAGGCTGCAATCCAGCAGCCAGCGGCGAGATGCGGCGAACGATCGCGCAGATTCTAAGGTTTTGATAGATCGGCGCTCCAGCTCAGAAATGTGCCGCCAGATTTCTTGGCGTCGGGGCTGATCGCCAGCAAGCTTTGCGAAATATGCCTGAGTGCTCAAGCCTTTCTGTTTGTGGTAGAGCGAGTTCAGCTCGTTCTCAAACCACCGCAAATCTAGAATCTCGTACCAGATGCTAGTGATTTGCTGAGTCGATTCGCGATAGAGCTTGGCGTAGTCAAACGCCGCTTGATAGCTGCGGAATCGGGCAATCACTTGCCAACTGTCAGTCTTCAAACGGCCTAGCGCCCAGGGGGTTGTGTCACTCACCGGTCACCTCCACCCGGGCGATCGGGTATTGGCGGCTCTGGCCATTCGTAAACTTAATCCAGCAATAATACAGGTTGGGGGTTTTGGCGCTCTCAAACGGTTCAGAGACTAATACTCCCTCCCCGTCATACCCCCCGCCTCCGGCTCTCAGTCGAACTCGCTGGCCAACTTTCAATAAACTTCGTTTCGTCATTGGTGGTGAATCTCCATGTACTGGTTCAAGTTGGGGTCGTAAATCGACCCCTGGCGTTTAACGATCGGGCACGACGGCCCCGTATCGCGCACCAGACGATAGCGGTAATACTCACCGCCATGCGCCTCAATGCGCTCTAAATAGCCGCAGGCGTTCAGCCGTCCCACAAAAGCCCGTGCCCCCGACAAGCTCATCACGGTTGCTAATTCAGCAACCGTAAAGGTGTCAGATTGGCGCATCTTTTCCCAGGCTTTGCAGCGGCCCGTCTCTGGGCTTAACAAAAACTCGTCACCGAACACTTGGTTCAGGTTGAGGTCAAACACACCGCCTGTCTTCTCCGGCATTGGTGGAAACTGACCTGTATTACGGATCAATCGATAGGTATTGGCCTTGCCGGGTTGACCATCGGCCTTAGTTGTCAGGCGCAGGTAGCCTGCTTTGGCAAGTCGCAGCACATACTTTTGCACATTGGCATGGCTCTGGCCAGAGGTGGATTCCAGTTCTTCCAGGTCGAACTGACGCAAGAAGCGGATAGCTCGCCAGATGAGGGTTCGCCCTTCGGGTTGCTGGCGTTGACGGGTTGGATCTCCGGGTCTACGTCCCATTGGCTCAATCTCCCAGCAACACTAGTTGATATTGGCCTGTGCAAGCTTGGCGAAGATTCGTCTCAACCCGCAGCTCTTTGTTAATGCTTTCGGGCAACTCGTCGGATACAATCCTGGACATCAGGCCACCCCCCGTAGCGCGAAGGGCTTATCGCCCCAGTGGGCTAATGCCATATCCGATCGCCCACTAATGCGAGCCTGATATTGGATCCGAGCTAAGCCCTGGCGCATTTGGCGGAGGTTGCCTTGACTCACATCGAGTAGTTTTTGCAAGAGATCATCAGCAACCTCGACCTGGCAGAACGCTTTGGCCATCAGTCGCGCATCGGAGAAGTCGGCCGGGGTAAATTGCACCCACTGACCAATGCGATCGGCAAACTGGGGATAGCGCTTAATCCGCTTCTCAATGCCCGTCGTATTGGGAACACCCGACATGCCCACCACAATCACCGGGTTGCCCGTCTCGTCAAAGATGCAACGCAGCGTTTCCAGTGCCCGCACATCGTGGAATAGGTAGTCGGCTTCGTCTACAAAAATTGGGCGCTGTTGGCGATCGCAATCGCGCAGATGCCAGACAATCTGGATCGCCTGATCCAACATGTCCGCATTGGTTCCCTTTGGCTCACCGCCTAGCTCTCGGACTAGGGCTTTCAATAACGCTTTTTGGGTCCAACCTGGACGGGCAACAATCAAAACTCCATCATCTTTAACACACGCTTCGCAGGCAGCCCAGGTTTTTCCGTAGCCCGGATGGCCATGCACTAGCCCCATCCCGCCCTCAGACAGGACTTTATAGGCTTTAGAGAACATGGACACGTTTTTGGTTTGTACTAGCGTTCTCGGCATACTAAAGATATCCTCGTAAACATGAATCTCTGTCCCCCAAAATGGCGTTCTGGGGGTTTTTTTGTGTTTTAACTGGCCGCTGCAGACTGATCATCCAGAACAAGAAACTGTCGAAACGCGTCCTGCGCTGGCTCCCACAGGTTGGGGAAGAACTCCCGCCCCTCTGGGGTTGCAATCCATTCCGTCATCCACGTCCAATCTTTGGGCGGTACATACTGATCCATGCTGTAATCAGCCTGTAGTCGCATAAACCGCTCTGAGTCGGTCTCCATCTTGGCTTGCGCCGCTTCTCGCTCAGCAACCTGTTGGGCGTGGTACTCAGCTAGGTCTGGGGGAAGCTCCCTGACCGTTCTCCATCCTTCGGTTCGAGCCGCAATCTCACCGATCGCGTCCGCCGCTGATTCCAACCCAGCACTAACGTGAGGGGTTGTCCCCCCTGGCAGTTGAATCACGTTGCTAGCACGCTTCACGGCCAGATCCAAGATTTGGTGAGGGTCATGGGTAACCTGTAACACCTTGGCGGTGTCTTTGTAGTTGCGGGCGATCCGCTTAACCTGCTTGGCCTCCTGCTGAGCTTTGGCGGCAATTTCACGGCGATCGATACCCGTCAACTCAGGGCATTCAGCAATCCCCACAAATTCACGGCAATCCGAATCGCTAAACACATACAGGCGTCCGAGGTCAATCGGGTCAAGGCGCACATGCACGACCCGATTGCTGTTTTCCGGCTCACCCATCCAATCGGCGATATACCAAGCGGCTGTTCCCTCATGCAATGTGCCTAAGCGCAGCCCCTTCTTGCCAATCGTCCGCATCCCTTCTCGCTCAGGCGCTTTCAGCAGCAACACATCCAAGAGTCGCTCATCCAGCACCTTGCGAGACTGAGCCGCAGCTCGCTCTTGCGGAGTCATATGCCGCTTGCTGCTACCATCCTGGATCTTAGGTAATCCCGTATGCTCACTTTGGGCATACCAGATCGCCCACTGATCGCAGAATTCCTGGAATTCCCTCATGGATTTTTCCACACTCAACACCCGCATCCCGCGCGAGTCTTGGGTTGGATTGGCAGCTTCCCGCTCTCGGATCTGTTGGCGGACAACGACGCTCGGCCCGGTATAGCCGGGTAGCAGTTCCAACAACGAGTGGTTGAAGGTGCCAATCACCCGCTCAACGTGGGGTTTTTCCTCTGGAGTAAAGGGACGGCAAAGCTCATGCTCAATCGCCAGCGACTGAAAGACCATATCCAGGTACTTACTGGTGTAGTCCTTACCGTTGTCAGTGCGGACAGCCTTGGGTACTCCCCACTCCAGCAAACAACGGCGAAGGAGTGCGGCGATCGCATCACTATTACTAGTGGGCGAAACCAAAATCTTGACCCGACGGGAATACACGTCAATGCAAGCAATCAACGCATAGCGTTTGCCGTCTCCCAGTTCCCAAATGCAATCGCTAATGGTCGAGTCAATCTCCCACAGGTCATTCAGGGCTGTCACCCGCTCCGAACGCGAACCCAGCGCGGGCTTGTGCTTACTGCGGTATTCTTTGGGATTACGCAGGTAGGCATCCAGTGCCTTATTGTCCTGTTTCCAGGTTTCTAGCCAGCGCTGGAAGGTGCGTTGATTGGGGATGGCGTCACCAAATCGGGCCTGGGCAGTCCGCCACAGTTGGACAGCACCACAGTAGTTGGTGGCCAGATGCGCCATCACAAGTTCCTGCAACTCAGGATCGGTATCAATCAGGTTTTGGCCTTTGCGATGGCCATATTTGCCGTATAGCGCGTTCACCGCATCCTCCTTGATGAGTTGCTTCCAGCGCAGCAGGGTTCTACTGCACAGTTGGGGACGTTGCCTGCGGACCCAATCAGGGATTGAGATTTCGCCTGACAGATATTTGCTAACAAAGATTTCCAATGCCCGCGACTTAGGTTCCGAGCTTTCCTGGCAAAAGCGATCGCTGGCTTTAAGCAAGCAGAGTTTTGCCATAAAGCGTCGGTCTTGGGGGATATCAGGGGGTTCTGCATACAGGTCAAAATCAGGAGCTATATATGGATGTGTCACTCGGCAAGGCGAGGGCTGGCAGATGCGTTTCGTTTTTTTTGGCGACTCTGGAGAGCTTGGGAGTAGGTTGTTTGAGACAACTGGCTCACCAAGGGCAAGCTCAGGGGCTAGGTCCGACTCCCCAGTGACGGGGATTTCCGCTACTGGGGAGTCGGATTGGGTTAAGTAAGCCTGGGTCTCTGGCGGCAAAGAAGAGATGTGATATTCACGTCCACCACCTTTGGCATTGCGAGGGCGCGATTGCCACTGCTCACGCTTTGATTTCTCGCGAATTCTACGTTCTGAAGTTGGCAAACCCGGCAATCCTTGACTGACAAGCTCCGCCAGCTTGCATGGCGCAAACCATTCTTTACTGGCAGTCATCCTTAGCTGTCTCCGAGTCAGTCAAGGCTAGATAGCTATCCAAAAAACGTTCTAGGACGCCTGAAATCAAGTGACTCTTACGTATCCCGCGCTTTTCAGCCTCCACGCCAACCCGACGCTTTAATACCTCTGGCAGGTTTATAGTTACAGGTCGTTTCCCTGGCGCTGCTGGCATATTGAACCTTCCAAATTGGAATGTTTTATTTCCATTCCACTCTATGTCGGAAGGAATGCCATGTCAATATGGAAAGTTAAATTTCCATCAAGCCCCTCCCTTTATCACAGAAACAAGCTGGTGACGACCTTGGATTTCTCAGGTAGTATGTTAGAAGGAAATACTTATTTACCTTATTAGGGGGTATATCGGTGCCTCATACCCTTGCAGAGCGCATCTCACAGTCCAGAAAAAAGGCAGGATACAGCCAGCGAAAGCTTGCCGAACTACTTGAGGTCACTCATGTAACCGTTCAGAAATGGGAAGGCGGCCAGCATACACCCGGTAGCATTGACCTGGGGAAAATAGCTGACCTTTTCGGGGTGAGTACAGACTGGCTATTGGGCCGCGAGACTTCTTCTAGCTACAACGCCTGCAAGGAGCATCTTTTAACCGAAAAAGACCAAGCCAGGTTGGCTGAAATTATTTCCCTAGCGTCCTTGCAAATTAGGAAAGCCAACGATCCAAATTTCATGGCCTTCCCCAACTAACGGCATCCGTCCCCATTTCAAAGCCCAGGCTGTCAATTGATAACCTGGGCTTATGTTTTATTTTTCTCAAAAACGTCCGACTTAGCGTCCGAGTTAATCAAAAACGTCCGACTTAGCGTCCGACTTAGCGTCCGACTTAACGTCCGACTTTGGCGAAACTCACTTTTCTACAAGACTAAAATCAGCTTAAAACGCTGAATTCACAAGGCTTTTTAGCATTTGGCCTAACGTCCGACTTAGCGTCCGACTTTGGCGACAGATTTTTAGCCTAGCGTCCGAGTTAACGTCCGACTTAATCAAAAGCGTCCGACTTAGCGTCCGAGTTAATCAATAGCGTCCGAGTTAACGTCCGACTTAATCAAAAGCGTCCGACTTAATCAACTTTGCGAGCCTCAATCATT